ACCTGTAAAAGTGACATTTAATTCAGTATAAGTTGCAGGTGTTTTTTGAAAATTATAAACTCCGGCTTGCCTCAATAAATATTCTTTTTCACTTTGATCTGCAAAAAGTTGCTTTGATAAATAAACTAAAAACCCGTAAATTAAATGAGCAACACCTGCAATTGCTTTTGCAATTCCACGCCAAAAAGTTCTACTTAAAAAAGTTGTAATTCCTACTGCACTTGAAATATCTGATTCAACTCTTGCTATTATTTCGCTTAATGTGGGCCTATCTAATGACATAAATCACCTATTTTGTTTCTATTTTTAATTCCTGAGCATCCCAAAACAATTGAAAAGAAATTTCATCATTATCTGGTTTTATTATTTTTATAAAAATATTAAGTCTGTTTTCAATATCATATTCACTTGAAACGATAATATCTTTTGCAATTTTATCATCAATCATAATCTGTAATGATTCTAGAATTGCATCTTCCCATTTTTTCCTGGCATTATTAGTCTTTTTTTCTCTTAATAATGTCCATATTTTTGAACCTATTTTATCATTTTCAATTTCACTAAATTGATCGGCCCAATATCCACGCTTGAAACTTTCTTGATCAGGTAATTCACTAGTTGAAATTCGTCTATCTGAAAAAATTGCTACAATAACATATGTTTCTAATCCATTATCAATTCCAAAATCTGATTCATTAAACTGAATATCAAAACCTGTTTCAATATTATATTTTAATGCTAAGTCCATTAATTGATAGTCCCTGTTACTGTACTGCCTCCAGTTTGAACACCTGGAACTGTAACGCTTGCATTTCCTTGTATTTCATCAATTATTCCCTGGCAAATTTGAGTCCAAAATCCAATCATTTGAGTTTCTGCAGGGCCTGTTATTTCTGGATTTAATGTTTTTAAATAAGTGACTACTTTAGTTGAACAACTTGATGCACTCATTGCAGCATATAAATTAAATGAAAATAAAATTGATATAATAATTAATAATTTTTTCATAACTTAAAACTCTCTAATTTTGCCTTAATAGCAGGAAAAGTTTCAGTTAGACCGTTTAACGCTTGAGGTCCAATCCCTGTATTTGTTCTTGCTCCTATTATCTCATCAATCAATTCAATTAGTACAGATATCAATTCATTGGAGTCATTTTCTATTTTAATTTTAGCTAAATTAATTTCAAAATTTTCAGTATTAATTTCTTGATTTCCTTCAATGAATTTATGGTTATTACCATCTGGATCTGATAAATCATATATGGCCACATTCCCTTCACTTAGGCCTTTCAATCTATTAACTGGAATATCAGCAATAACGTATCCATTTTCTCTATTTCCATTAGGGAAAATAATAATTCCTTGATCATCTTTAAATGGATATGATGCAATGCCTGAAATCAATGCTCTCCTGGCATTTAATACTTCATTTTTTAATACTCCAACCTTAACTTTTTGCACATTTCCATCATCATTAACTGAGTTAATCTTGACTCTATTAATTAAGGAATTAATTTTATTTCTTATTGGTAGTAAAAGTTTTTTAATATTTTCTAAACTCAAAATAAATCATCCTCTTTTTTCTCAATTTCCTTTTTCTGCAAATATGAATTTTTATCAACTAAAGTTATTATGGCCTTGGTTCCTTCAGAATTCTTTGTGTAGTTAACTGAATTAATTAATAGTTTTAATCCATTTGATTTAAGTTTCGGATAATTAAGTTTTACTAACTGGTTTATTTCCCACATTTGCCTTTCGGACTGAAACCAATCTTGGCAAGTTATTGTCCATCTTTTTGATCTGGCCAGGGCAACTGAACTTTCCCATTCTGAACGGTCCTGGCAGTCTTGAGAGTTTGCACCTGATTCAATTAATATGATTTTAGGCCTGTATCTTTCTATATTGTTATCATAAGAAATTCCTTCAGAATCTAATCCTATAATATCATCATCACTTGACTGGCCTCTTGTTATGTATTTTTTAAATCTACTAGTGTAATCTTCAGAATAATGTCCCTCTATAACGTTTTTACCATACTCGAGTAATCCATCTGGAACATTGGATCCAATCTTATTAATAGCAATATCACCATTATCATTTGATATTAATAGAACACCGATTTTTCTAGACGCCCTTTCTATTGTTTGAAAAACTGTTTCACCTTGCTGAACAGTCCATGCAAATGTTTTTCCTGTAATTCCAACATTATCAAAGACATTTATTCCAAAAGGTGCACATAATCTTTTTGATAATTGTAATAAATTAATTGAACTGAATTCATAAGAGTTTAATTCAGCACTACAATCAACAATATCTTCAGTTTTTTCACGGCCTTCAAGAGTTAATGTACTTTCTTTCGGGGTATCGCTTATCGAAATCTTATCAATGTAACCACTCATTAGATTAATATCGTTACATTTTATTTTTACCGGATCCCCTTCATTAAAAGGTATGCTTTTTTTATTTGATAACCATACCTCTTTTATTAAAAAAGAAAATGAACCAGTAATTGAATCTAGATTTTTTTTAATACTTAGATTTTTCCATCCTGAATATGTTTTACCACTTACGGTAATGAAAATTTCACTTTTCATTCTGGCAACACCTCTAAAATTAACCCTGTTTTAATCTCTCCTGGTTCCTGTATTTCATTTCTATCAATTAAATCTTGTTCAGTATCTATTGACTCACTTGAATCATAAGAAACTAAAAGGGAATTAGTTGTATTTTTTGTTTCATAATTAATAATGTTTTTTAAATCTGAACCGTCTCCTGGTAATGCTCTTATTATAACCGCTTTTAAATTACTTAATTTCTCAAATGTTTCATCACTTATGGTTTCATCACTTAATAATGATTCAATTTTATCTGTGAGCTCATCTTTTTGAGTAATGGCATCATCTCTCGATGCAAAAGAAACTTCGGTTACCTGGGCCGCTGCATTTGATACTGCAATTGTTTGCATAACTTTTTTTGTTTCATCATCATTTTTTATTTGAACTTTTCTTGTTTCAGTAGTCGATGGATAAACAGGCAATGGAATTGAATCATTTTCCTCACCAAAATCAAACATTGATTTAAAAGCAGATAACCGGCTAAATGGATTTGGACTTTTCAATAATAAATCAAATGAATCAGAAACATAATTTACTAAAAATGATGGAGTTGCTATAAATTGATCCAGATCAGTTATAAATTCTTTTTGCTTATAAGCTAATTCTGCAACCAATTCTGCACTCTCACTAATAAATTCAACGGTTGAATTAAATTTCTCTGAAGCTGTTTCAAATGCATTTACTGCAGAATCAAATAAAAACCCTGGTTGATCTTCTAATGAATAACCATCCTCAAAATCAGTTAAAGCACTTTCATTAACCTCCAATGAAGCTTCGGTTAAACTTGCACTTACATCTTCTTTACTTGTAGGTAATTTTTCCTCTTCAGTTTCGTAAAAGGTCAAAGAAAATCTAACCATTCGACCTTCATCAACTGTTTCTGTAAAAGCAAATTCACCTGACTGAACAAATAAACGGCCCAGGTAAGGATGAATTAGAACACCTGGCCCCTCTTCATTTAATATCTTTCTAAATGAATCCCTTTCATTAAAATAATCTTCATCAATTAAATATGCATCAAAAGTATGAATGCCACCTTTTTTATTTATATCTTCAGTAAAAGGTTTTTCTTTTCCAACAAATTCATTTTGCTGAACATTTCTACCTTCAGTTGTTGTATGACTTCTTACAAAAAATGGATATTCTTTAAAGCTTGCTTGTCTGAAATTTTCTAACCATGACATATAAAATCCTAAATATTTGCGAAACCTAAATTAACATTTAAAAAATCCTCTCCAGGAGAGTTAATTCTTGAACCTTGAGGTAAGTTAGTAAAGTCAACTGAAACCGCTGCATTATTAGTATTTGTTTGATTCATTCCTCTTATTGCCTGATTTGATCTTGCAGTAGATCTGTCTTTTCCAAATGAACCTTGGTTTTTAACAGTGACTTTTTGTTCATTAGGGCCGAAACCAAATAATGATTTAAAGGCACCCATTTTTCTTGAAATATAGTCAGCTCCGGAGGAAAAGATATTTTTAATTCCGGACCACATATTAGAGAAAAATGTTTTTACAGGAGTCCAGTATTTAATTAACAAGAATGCACCTACGGCAATACCTGTTATTGTTGCTCCTATTGGATTTAACAATAATGCTTTTCCAACAAATAAAAGAGCTATTCCAATGATCTTAAAAGCACCCATTACATAACCCAACACTGTTCCCATAGCTGCAAGGCCGGACACTAATATTGGCATGAATTTTATTACTGTTCCTATTATTAAAGCAAGAGGTCCAATCGCAGCTGCAACTAAACCAATTGTTACACTTAGTTTCAACATGACTGGATCAAGTTTAGTTAACCATCTCATAGTACTTATTGCACCATTTGTTATTGATTGAAAACCGTCTTTAATCCCGCCTTTTTCCCATATCTGAATTTTAATTCCTTCCAATGCTGAACCAAAATTTTTAACTGCACCTGGAGCACCTTTATTTAATGTGGTTGCCATTTTACCTGCATAACCATCAACATCATTTAATGCTTTTCCGAATTCCCTTAATTTTCCTGCTTTTGCTTGCTTAACAAGTTCACTTGCACCGGCAATTCCAATTTTACCAAATACAGCATTTAAAACTTTTAGTTGAGTTGCTTTTGGTAAATCACTAATTGCTTTTCCCATATCAGTCATGATGCTGGAAAATTCCCTCATTTTTCCTGACTTACCAGAAATTTCAACACCAAGTTTTTTCATTATTTTGCTTGCTCTTGAACCAGGCGCTGCAAGCCCTAGAAAGGCATTTTTAAGAGCAGTTCCTGCGCTTGTTCCCTGAATACCGATGTTACCCAAAATACCCGCTGCAGCTGCAGTCTGTTCTATTGTCAGTCCAAATTGTGCTGCAACTGGAGCTGCCATTTTCATTGTATCTGCAAGTTGTTCCATATTTACATTAGACTTACTTGTAACCGCTGCAAGTACATCTGCAACTCTTGTTGCCTCTTTAGCTTTTATTCCAAATGCACCCATAATATTTGATGTAATGTCAGCTGCTCGACCTAATTCAATTCCACTTGCAGCTGCAAGATTTAAAACCGGCCCTATCGATGCCATTATTTGACCTGTTTTAAAACCGGCCATACCAAGAAAACCCATGGCATCTGCAGCTTGAGTTGCACTGAAAACAGTTCTAGATCCAAGCAATTTTGCCTTTTCTCTCATTTTATCAAGCGTTTTACCGGTTGCACCTGTAAGGGCCTCAACTTTATTCATTCCCTGTTCGAAATCAACACTTGATTTAATTATACTTGCTCCCATTAATCCAATAGGAAGAGTAACCCCAACTGTCATTTTTTTACCAAAGCTTTGCATTCCAGCGCCCAGTTTAGTAAAACCTCTAAGTTGTTTTTGCATTGCTGAAATTCTAGCAAATCTTGATTCTAATTTTTTTGATTTTTTAGAAAGGAAATCGAAACTTTTTCCAAGCTTCCTAACTTTTGAACTGGCCTTATCGACCGCATCTATTTCTAAACCTGTTTTATGTTTGCTAATTCCCATTATCTATTTCCTCACCTATGTCTTCCATTTCATCAAGCCAGTAATTAAGATCTTTGGCCGTAAATTCAAATGCTTCAGTTGAGGAAAATTTGAAAAAATAAACTACTCTTGCCGTTAATTTTTTCCAATTTTTGGGCCAAGTTCCAAAAAATCAGACATGACCTCTATTATCTTAAAAGTGTCCATCGCTTCCATTTCATCAAGAGCTGCAAGAGGTGTTTCTGAGCATTTTGAAATTAAGTTTAACCATTGATCATGTGTAGGAACTATTCCAACCTGGATACCCTTTAAATGTTTTCCTTTAGGTGGTTTTATAGTGACTGTTTCAATTAATTCACTTTCACCAAATCTTAAAGGGTATTTCAATGTTACTGTTTTTGAACCATCGATTATTTCATTATCCATTTCTAAAATTCCTTTATTTTTTTAAATTATTTTAAACGAATTCCCCGCTTGCACCTTCCATTCTAAAAGGAATTTCACCCTCACCAGTTTTAACATCATTATCACCGGCCCAATATGCTTTTCTTAAAACAAATATTTTACCATTTGCAAGAGAAACAGTTGCAGTTGAGTCAGTTGAACTAAATAATGCATTAACATCTGTTTCATTTAGATCTGTAATTGTTCCGTCAATATAAGCAACTTGAGGGGTTTCTTTATATCCATGAAAACCATCTTGGCCCATAACTGGTTCACGTTTAACAAGTCCTGGGTTGCAAGTAAATTCACCTTTTGCGCTTACTTGACCACCATCAACTTTTACTTCAATTAAACCACCAACTCTTCTATTTCCCATAACAAATACCTCTCTGTTTTTTTAATTCCAATAAAGATTAAAGTAAATATGCAAATTGTGCTCCCATTACTCTAAGTTGATTTATTAAGTCAGGACTTAATTGAACATCTAATCTATTTGGATCAGAAATATTTCTTTCAACAATTAAATCATTAATAAATTGATCTGCACCTTCAACAAGTCCGATTTCTTCCCAGTCTCTAAAAAGAGAAACAATTTCAGCTTTTGCAATTTTCGGAGTAATGATTGCTTGACCTGGACCGAATCTAGTTCCATCATTTGCAAGCTTATGTCTTGGATATTTAACTTGAAAATAAGTTCTAAAATTAAATCTGATAAATGATAATGTGAAGAAAGAATTAATATCAAGGTATGCAGTATCTTCAGCACCCGCATCATTCTTTTGATAAGTTGAAATTGCTCTTTCAATTCGAACTGTTCCATCATCTGAAACTGTATGAGTTGCAATTCCTGTATATAATAATGCATTTCTTTCTTGCCATGTTCTAACTTCAGAATCATTTCCTGCTAAAATACCAGGTAATGATAATGTTTGAAGAGGCCTGGCCGGATCAATCTCTAAAGATTTTGCAGCAACTGCTCCATATTTTGCGGCCCATTCAAAAGGTGCTACAGGTCCAACAACATCAATAGCTGTTTCAAGTTTTGAATTTCTTAATGCACCAAAAGAACTCATATCAGCATAACTTGCTTTTTTAGCAGTAAATAATAAACCATCGTTTTGTCTAATTGGTCCAAAGCGATCATCTAACTCAAGTTTCATTTTGTTTAAATTAGAAGTGTCAACATAAGGCATGATGATTACTTTATATTGAGTTTCACCCATTACATCAATTGCAAGTTGAATATCAGGTGAACCGGATCCTCCATTCATATCAGTAATAACAAATGATAATCCTGCAGGTGTTTTATCTTCAGGATAATAATTAAATCTTAGATCAATATCATTACCCTCTAGGCCACCATTGATTGCTGTAAATTCAAGATCTGCAACATTTGCAACTGCAGAAACTATTTTTGCAAGATCTGCATTTATTTTTGCGGCCATTGCTGTAACAACATCGGTTGCAGCATCACCACTTGTAATTGCAATTGAATATTTTTTCCCTGCAACGTAAAGAGATAGAGTTCCATCTTTTGTTGCAGCTCCTGTAAATGCAATTAATCCAGTACCTTTTACAGCTGCACCATCTTCTAGTGGAATTGCTTTTAAAGTTGTTATTTTATTTGCAAATCTAAAGCTTTTAATCATTTCAGTTAATTGTGAACCATTACCAAAAAGATTTATTGCATCTTCATCTGAACTGATATTATAAAGTGTTTCTTTTACACCATCATTTCCTGTAAGCATCTGGCCTATAATCAAAGCAGTAAATTTTTGAAGAGCTGGCCCTTGTTGTGCTTTGCTTGAATCAAATTCAGCATATACAAATGGAACTCTTGTCACTGGAATATCGTTAAATGAAATAGACATAATAAATTGCTCCTGTTATTTTTTTATACTTTGATTATCTTTTTTATTAACTTTTTTAATCTCTTTAAAAATTTTAACATCACCTTGCTTTATTCGTCTATTCCAATAAGTAGACTTTTTCACCTTAACTGGAATTTCTGTATCAACTGGTTCAAAATTTCTAAATGGATCCAATAAATGAACCCCTTTTTTTACTATTATGACATGGTGCTGTAATTCTTTTTCATTTTCCATAAAAACCCCTAAGTATAAATTATTTGATCAGTCGCATTATCTGGATCTGATTCTGAAATATTCCATTTTGCATGAATACTCTCAAGATCGTCTGCCTCAAGTCCAATATCAGTTGGTAATACTGTTTGAATTTGATAAGTCATTCTAATAGCTCCCATTGGATGCCTACCACTATGATCTGCGTCAACTTCAGTTTTAACCAAAATAGAATCATCAACAATTCCGTTTAAATTTTCATTAATCCCTAATCCCATTGAATTTTCAACCAATAAAGAGGCATCATCTAGAAATTCGTCTAATACTACGCCTGTATTTGCTTTTGCAAAAATTTCTATTAAAACTTCAGCAAATCTATTCACTTCTCTTGGTGCAGTCGTGAACTCTTCAACATTTTCAGATCTTATGTAAATATGAACTGCAGGCAATGAATCATCCTGAACAGGTGCAACCGGTTGAATTTTTATATTTAATGGATCAACAATTCCATCGAGTGCATTCACTACAATTGTTTTAATTTCTGCTTTAATTTCTTTTCTTTTATGAGTCATAGTTAAATCTTTTCAAAAACAATTAAACTTGAACCACCTTGGCCATCATTAATAACATCTTTAATAATGAAAATTAGTGAATTATCAATTCTTGTTATTTCATCCCCTTGTCTTGGAGTAATTGGCAAATTAATTAACCTTATATCAATTGCAATTTCATCTGAGCTAATAGTCATTTCTGTTTCAGGATCTATTGTTTCAAATGTTTCATTATAAATTGCATTAAGTGGATAATCTAAACTAGTTTCACTTGAATGATAGGTAAATTTCTCACTCAAAACTCTCGTTGTAGCTATCAAAATCATTGATGCAAATTTAGACGAAAAACCCATATTAAACCTATAAAAAAGGGCCTAAAAAGAAGGCCCTTTTATTAATATATTATTTTCTTTACGACCTTATGTTAATGCAACACTAAAATTTCTTTCAAGCTTGAATTCAACTTCAAGAACTCCATTTCCACTTGCTTTAGTTGCGATACCTGCGAAAACATCGGTTGCAACGCCTGCTTTTCGAACTTGCTTATCTGCAGGAACAAGATAAATTGGATCACCTAATGCGATAACTTCAGTTGCAGCTTTTTTTACTACACTAACAACACCTTCAACTGCAAGTGAAACCTCTGCTCCACTTAGGGCATCATTTGTATAAACTCCTACAAATCCAACGTGTCGGCCAATTTGACCAGAAACAACATCTGCAGGTGCAGTTACTTTGATTACCATTCCATCTTGTACAAAATTCTTCATATTTTTAACCTCTTTTGCAATTTAATATTATTGTTTTTAACCTCTTTTTTTAGATTAACTTTTTAATTAATTATCCGTTTCGAGTAATACCTCTATGATCAACTGATTTTGCAGCAAGAGTATATTTAATTCTTGTCATGAATCCGTCACGGTCATAATCTTGCCAGCTAACTACTTCAGGACCATTTTCCATTCCTTCAAGAACGGCCCATTCAACAATATCAATCTGAGATTTATTAGCAGATGCATACCATTTTGAGGTTGAATCATCATCAAGCCTTGGCTCAACAATTAATTTCATTCCTGTAAATGGATTAACTTTTGCTGAATCAGTTGGTTGAATTGTTGAAATAAATTGCTCGGCAACTGTTTCAAGAGTTGCAGGAACAATTAAATATTTTAACCCTAAAGAAAGTCTTTCAGTTTCAAGCCCTTTTTGAAGTCTTAAGAATTTCCTTAATTCACCAATTGAAGCAACTGAAATTACACTTGCTCCTGCAAGGTTTCCATGATCAGCATGGAAAAGAGCTGTTCCATCGGCCATATTTGGATTTGATATAATTTGTGCCCAAATTAAATCACCCTCAAGTCTTTTTGCAGATTCACCATATAATTGAGGTAATCGAGTTAAAACTCTCATATCATCATTGATAATTAATTCTTCAGTTACGGCAATTTTCTTACCATATTTTTTGATTTTATAAGTTTCGTCACTTTCAGATAATGAATCTTGCTTGAATTCACCATTTTCTAAAACCTCTTCCATGTTAATTGCACCACCAAATTGCATTGAGTGAAGAGTTTTAAAATCACTTGCAGTTCTTCTTGTTGCAATAGGTTCATGTGTTGAGGTTTCTGCGTTGTATGCAGATCTTACGGTTTTATTAATTGCATCTTGCAATACTAGTGGAAAATCACTAGAAGTATTAAATGCCCTCCTAGCAATTTCTGTGTTAGTCATTAACCCAGTGCTTACGCCTTCGCTTCTTAAAATTTCTTCGGCCATTCTAATTAAAGTTAGACCTCTATACATCTTAGCTTCAGGATTTATTTCAACACCTTTTTTGCTATCAAGCCCTCTTAGCAAGATTGCATCGGTCATTAGTTTTCGTCTCATGTCTTTGTTTTGAGTTCCAACACTAATGGTTCCATTACTAGGATTTATTTTATTGTCTTTATTTCTTTCTTCAATTTCAGAAAAAATTTCTTTTCTAATTTCATCAATATTTTTATCTGAATTAATGAATTTTTCAGAATCCTTAACACTGGCAATTTCGCAACATCGTTTGATTTCATGAACTCTTTTTCTTTCAGCTTCTAGGATTTTAATTTTATCCTCTTCAGAAACTCCAGTTTCGAATCTTTTTGAAAGTTCCCCTACTGTTTTAATTATAACAATAGTTCCATCTTCTTTTCTTTCAACTAGATTGCCTTTTTCATCGAATTCAAACATATTTTTACCCCTGTTTATGGATTTAGTTTTATTATCAGTATTTTCATTATTTTTTATTTTTATTGGAACGTCAATATTTTTCGATCTTATTTGTGCATTTGGATCTGCACCGACCGGAACAATTGAACCTTCCATGGGTTCCCATTTGACGACCTGCAACGTTCTCATGTCATCATCTTTTTTGGTAATTTCCTTGAAATCATGTGCTATAAAGCCAACCGAAACATTTCTAATTATTCCATCAATAACATCTTGCCATATCCATTCAACATCTTCACGCTTTGAAAACCTAACTCTTATTATAAGTTGATTTTCTTCAGTCCATGCCTCTTCAATAACTCCAATTTGAAAAGAAATATCATATCTTTTATGAGTATTTAAAAAAGGAGCTCCGTTTTTCATTCTATCCCATACAATATGAGATTTTTTAAAACTTAAAACCTGGTTAACAAATTCCCATTCATTCCAATCAAACACCCTGACTGGAGTATCAGTTGCAAGAACAAATTCAGCTGTTCTATTTTCTTCATTTATTGTTTTAGGTTTTATTAATAATTTTCTTGAATATGGTTGACTCTTGGCATCAAAATCATCTTTTCTGGCCATCTCAATTATATTAAGCATTTCTTGAGTTTCAGAGCTCTTATCTTCTTTTAATTTTCCCAAGAACTCATCTAATTCAGATTTAAGAAAATAAGCATTTTCAATATCTTCAGGTTTATTTTCAAATATTCTATTATTTTTCAGTGCCAGGAGTAGTTTCTTTAATAGTGGATTCATCTTTTTGCTTAGCTCCATTTTTCTGAGTTTGACTTGCATCGCTATCTAAGATTAATTCTAATTCATTAATCTTGTCTTTGTCTAATTTCAATTGCTCAAAATGTTCTTCAGAGTCCTTACCTTGTTCAAGTATTGATTCTGACATTGTATATAACCCTGCTCTGATACCGTCTATCATTGCAGGAACTTCTTTTGCGGGATCAATAATATCTTTCTTTTGTGGAATATGTCTTATTATTGCATCCTTCGCACCTTCAAAGCCCATTAATTCAGCATCTTCCTTGGCCCATTTCATTGCAGGATTACAAAATTGAGCAACAACAATATTTTTTTGATACATTGATACTCTTTTGAAAAACTGAAGTAACCCGCCTCTATAACTCGAGTAATTAACATCACTTAAATCATCTGCAAGTAAAACATATGGAACTTGTAAACCAGTTGCAACACCTTTTAGATTTTGTTTCATAAATAAATCATAACCATCTTTTGATGGTGGATTTGCAATAATTATATCTTCACCTGGATTCAAAACCTCTATATTTGCAGGTAATAATTTTGTAGGTAATTCAATTTCATCATCTTCAGTTGCATTAAATATTCCAGTTGGAGCAGTGGCATCTTTTTTTATAAAAGCAGTAAAGCAAGCTGCAATTTTTTGCCTCAATAATTCAGCATCTTCATATTCATCAATATCTCTTAATCTTATTATTATTGATGTTGTCCATGGAACCCCTCTTAATTGACCGGCCCGATCAAATCGCATTGGATGAATTATATCTTTCGCATCTACTTCAACTCTTTGAATTGTCATAGAGAAACTTTTAACACTTATATCACCTGGATGACTTTTGCTTAAGAAATATGAAAGAAGTTTTCCATCATCATCTGTTTTTATTCCTTGAATAATATCATCATCTGCCATGCTTAACATGGTATCGTCAAGATGATCAGATTCCATTATCTGTAATTGTAATGGTAAATAATTATTAAGTGCATTTTCTTTAGAAAACCTACGTCTTATTAATACCTCACCATCTCTTACGACTGACTTGAACATTAATTCTTGCATTTGAAAATAATCTAATCGGCCCGCAACATCACATAATTTGGGATCATCCATCCATTCTTTTAATTTTGTTTCAAATACTGTTTTATTTTTTCCTTTATTTTTTATGAAAGGCATTATTCCAGTGCCAATAACATTAGCAACCCATATACCAAGTCCATTTTCAGCATAGGGATTATTAACAACCAGATCCCTTGATCTTGCTCTTATCAAAGTAAGTGATCCATTTGTTTCAGCATTAATTGATTTTGTTGAAGGTGTTGACCATGCAGATAGTCTTTTATTTCTACTTGCAGCTTCAAAACCCCTTTTATCAGCTTTTTTTACTTTTTTCTTATTAAAATTAAATAGGCCCATTTCTATAATCCCTTATCATAAATCGGATTTACACGTTTTTTAGTTCCACTTAATAACCCAAGTTGTCTTTCTAATTCACTTTTAGCTTTGTACATGTCATTAAGTGACCGATAAGTAACTTCTTTATCTTTGTATTTAACTCTATTTGCTCCAGAATTAATTGCTCTTATCAATTCATCATACTGTTCTTGCAGTTCTTCAGTAGTTATTGCCATTACCAAAACCCTTCATTTTCATTAGTTTTTCTTTTTTTTATCGTTTTGCTTTTACGCAACTCATTATCTTCTAACTTTATGGTATTCAATTTTTGACGTGTTTGCAATGCAAGTTGCTCCCATTGTTCATGTTGAAATTGATGAAGTCCCAAAACATGGGCCGCTGCCCAGTTATAACAATACAAGTCAAGTGCCTCATTTCTCTCATAAATCTTTTTCCATACTTTTTTTATAAAACCTCTTTTATCTTTTTCTTTAACAACCTGCTCTGCAGTTAATTGTTTGAAAAAATCATTATCCATTTCTGGAAACCTGAAAAAACCATGTGGCCAATCATTGCCCTTTGATGGAAATATTAGTGAAAATAAATCATAAGCATAACCCTTTAATACACTTGCACCAATTGGAAATAACTGAACACCTCTTCTTATTTTTTTTCCATTAATATCAATATCAACTGCACTAGGAGTTCCAAGAACTGTTTTTAAATTATCAAAACCTTTTATTGGAAAAACTCGACCTGAATTTACATAACCAAGACAAAACTCATAAACTTTCTTGGCCTTATAACCAGAATCTATTAATGCAAGTGCAATTGGTAATGAATGCCCTGATTCTGTTATTAATGGTTTTGCTAAATATGATCTTAAATCATCCCATGGTTTTTCAGTTGCAGTTGAACCAAAAAACATTTGCCTATCAACTAAAAAATGAACCATATTTTCAGTCCATCCAATTGTCAAAACCTCAATTCTATCTTGTTGAATATCTGCAGTGCATGTTAAAACTGCAACATTGTCAGGGCATACACCCAAGGTAAGATTACTTTCACCTCTTTTACTTAGTTTTTCCCATGCGGGCCTTTCGCCTTTTTCTTCCCATGTTTCTGCAAGTTGAGTATTTATAAAAACTTTTAATAGCTCTGGATTATTTTTTGCTTTTAACCACTTACCAACAAGCGTTGGCATGTCTTGCCATGGTGAAACAAGTTTATTTGCTTTAAATCCTGCATGGCCATCAAATGGTTTTGTTGCAACCCATGAACCATGTCTTATTGCTATTAACCTATCTTTCTCTGTAAGCTTATGTTCACAACCAGGACATTCAATTCTTGCCGTTTTTTTATTTCTTTTTTCCCATTTAACATGCTTCCATAGTGGTTCAAATAATAAACCACATTCAGGGCATGGAATTTCAAAAATTCTTTGATCACTTGCTAAGTATTCTTTTTCTATTCTTGACTCACCTTTAATTGTTGGTGAACAAGTATGAACTATTAATGAATCCCAAAATGTATCACTTCTTTCTTCAGCTAATGCAATTGGATCCCCTTCACGGCCTGAGCTCCTAGGATACTTATCTATTTCATCACACAAAACAACTTTAACAGGTCTAGATGATAATTGAGCAGGCGAGTTTGACCATACTATTGATAGTTGGCCCCCTTTAAATTTTTTATGATAAATTGTATTTTCTGAATCTCTCGATTTCTTTATTGAAAATGCTTCTTTTATGGAAGGTGAATCTTTAATCATATTATCAATTCTATCTTTTGATAATGTTTCGGCCATATCTTTTGTTGGCATTATGGCCAACATTGGACAAGGTTCCTGAGATGAAAAATAACCAATTAGATTTAATATCATCTCCGAATTATGAGTAGGTATCATTTTCTTACTACATAAATAAAGATGAGATGGACTATCAACCATTATACATTTTACTGGAACACTTTTTATTTTTTCTATCTTTGTTATTCGCCTTCTTTTTGTTTCGCTTGGCCTCCTGGAAATGTCATCACTACCTATTAACCTTTCTTTTTTTCTTGGCAAGCTAAAAATATTATTTGATTTATAAGCCGTAAAAGTAGTCATATAGTACTTTAGTTTTTTGCCATTTATTTTAATAATTACACTTTTTATACTTGGCTTCATTCCAAGTGAAATTATTAGCTCATTAATTTGCTTAGTTAAAACAAGTGACTTCGCTGTTATTGAAGGGGATCCTTTTTTGGATATGGTTCCATCTGTATCCATAAGGCCTTGCAATAATGCATATCTTTGATTAACACCTGATCTAAGGTATGCATCTGGAATATGTTTATTTTTTAAAAAGTTATTCAGTCTTAATCTTCTAAAGAAACCATCTATTTTAACCGTAATACAATTTTCTGAATCAGGTTTTATTCGATAAGATTCATCAATTCGAGATAAAATATGTATTGAATCAGCTTTATTTAGAGATAGTTGCCCATGATAAGTTGCACCATCGCCAAGCCAAACACCTAAAAGATAGGGATCTATTGGTAAATTTCTTACATGCCTGCATTTTATTGGCATTGAATTACTTATTGCAAACCTATTCCGTTTATTGCTATCAAATTTATATCTTTTGCTCATTTCCAAAGTGTTCACAATTCTAGTTGTAAATTTACCTGCATGATTTTCATAGTCATCTACTAACCATTCATGGCCTGCATCACAAATTATTTCAGTTCCATCTGAAAAAGTTATTCTAAAGCATTTGTTTGAATTCTTAACATCTGATACACCAACAACATTACAAGGCTTGCCATTTTCATCAAAAACCTTATCGCCTATTTTCATTTCACTCATCTTGCTCCAACCTTTTGTAGTTGGAATTGGTGTTTCAATACATAATGCTTTAAGAAGTTGTGTGCAGCACATCAAAGATATTTTTTTTATTCCTGGTTCCGATGCTGCCAGCATTGGACCTCTTGCCACCTCAACAACTTCAGTTGACCATTTTCCAGGAGTTGAACTTGCTTCACTAGATAGATACCTATGCTCATCGGCCCACTTAACAAGATTTATATTTGTTTTTGACTTAAGAATATATTTTCTAATTTCCAACAATTCTGTTTTAAGATTATTCATAAATCCTTTTTTAATACATATGTTTTTTCATTTCAATTACATATATTTTTTCATCAACTATCTTGTATTTTTTCTTAATCTTTTTTCTTTTATCAACTGCCTTCATTATTGCAACTTGTTGATTTGCTAAATATTTTAATTTAAATTTTCTTGTTTTATCTTTAGCATCAACCAATGGTTGCCATCTTTCTTTTTCATTTAATCTTAAAAATATAATAAACATTATTTGGCCTTTCTTTTTATTGCTTTTAATTTCTTTTCAGCATCTGCATTTAATTCATTTAATGCTTTATTTATTTCATCTTTCAACATGTCCAATGCTTCTTTTTCATTTTCTACAAGTAATATTCTTTTTGCAGTTCTTGCAGGTATTGCCAAAAGACGTTGCCTTAACAGTGCATACTCTTCAGCAACTTGCTCAATAATATCATCAACTCTTACAACTTCTTTTTTTTGCTCGGCCAGTTCAATTTCAGCTTTTTCAGCTAAGGCCATATTTTTCCTGAACGTTGGATCATTAACTCTATCTTCAGGATCCTTTTTCTTTGATGTTTTTATAAAATCTTTTTCATAGATAAGTGGTAGTGCCTTTTTTGGATCATAATACTTACCACCATTTATTGAATTGCCAACCATATCTGGAGCAAGTGTTATTAATCTCTGTCTAATCGCAGCAATACTTTTACCGGTAAATATATTTAATGAAGCAATAGACATAACGCCTATTTCTGAACTTCGAATGGGCTTAAACCCCTTGTCTACAGCAGTTGGGAGCGCCCCACGCTTTGAACTTTTAACTGTTTTTTTTGTTATTTTTTTTTTAGATGTTTTCTTTTTTGCCATGATTAACCTTTTTCAATAGTCCTATAATTTTTATCAATACAACCAAAGATAAGCAACTGCTCGACCATAAAAAATTACTATTAGAAGGGTTCTATTTATATATAAATATTATTTAATTTGTCCTTAGCTCGTAAGTGGTTGAAATCACACTAACTAGGTTTTTTTAGCGGGTT